GCTTCTCTGTATAACAAGCAGAGTTGTTAGCCAATGCTCTCTGAGGATTAGCTTCCCACCACTGACCAGCCTTGGCATGACGCATACGATCATCTGATAGATTAGAGAGACTGATCAAGGCAGACCTACGTACACCACCCACTACTACAACCTCACCTATCTTACATACAAGATCATGACATTCTATTGAGTTAAGCTTACGGCTTGTTGCCCCTTGAAATATTTTAATACAGAACTCAAACAAAGATTCCAACGGCTCTGGTCCTGATGCTCTGCCTCCAAATGTTTTAAGGGGCGCACCAGCAGGACGTACTTTACTTAAATCCCACTTAGGTATTTGCCCTACATACAGCATACTAATAAGTTCTTTTAATGCCTTTGCCCACCCCAACTTACTATCGGCAACAAGGATTGTAGAATCTGTATGGTGAAACTCTTCTGCTACTTCAGGCAGCTTGGAAACAAACTGTCGCTCAACACTGAACCCCACACCAGTACCGTTCATAAGGATATAAAGTATCTCATCGAAAGACTGCACACGATCAATGGCTATATAAGAACAGTTGTATCCTGCAATATTCTCTCGCTTGAGAGCATCACCTGCTGACATCAGGCACCTCATGGAAGGCATTATCTCAAGAGACAATATAGCTTCCTCTAGTTCTTTTACTAAAGTATCTGGTATGTTAAAATTGTGTAACTCTTTTACATGTTCTTTAAAGAAAGTAAAGTATCTTCCGACTGTTTCAGGCCAAGTCTCTCTTCTCTCTTTATCATATAGCCAACGAGAATATCTTGATAGGTGAATAAATTCTTGGTAAAGCGTTGGTAAGTAGTTGTTTGGCATAGTTTCCCCTTATTTATAATATAGTTCTAGTATTAGTTCAGCGTAGTGTATAACTTTTTCAATATCTTTTTTACCTTCTCCTTTTGTTCTGTGTCTAGTGATGTATTTAATTACATTACCTTCAAAGTAATCTAACTCATTAGCATATATGTACTCGACGGGTTGTATCTTACAATCTTTGTAATGATCTCCTCCTATTTGTTTATCCAGTATAGCTTCATCAGGTTCAGCTACTACTTGTTCTCTATCTTCTTTCAATCTTCTCAAGATATAATTATCTCTTGATTCGTTATTAAATTCAGAGGCGCTTTGTAAGTCTGACATGACAACTATTAATCCATTGTGTAAAATAATTTGTAAAAATAGAGGGGAACACTGCGTGTATAAAAAGGATTACTGACATAAAAGCACTTTTTAATGCTAGTGTCAAGGCAAGCCAAAAGTGTTCTGCATAAGTCATTCGTACTTCTTTTAAATGTTTATTCATCTTTACCTCCTTTCCATATAAGGTTTAATTTATTTCTAGCTTCATCCTTACCATCTGAATTAATAACATAGGCTGCAAACTCCCTGACCATTGAAGGTCTAAGCCCAGCATTATCACAGACAAATTCAAAGTTTTGACTTGTTACACCTATTGAAGCAAAGAACCAAGACGTAGCTTGCTTCCTGATAGATGTTATACTTGTTGTTTCATTCTCGACTTTAGGTTCAGTGGCATCAAGTAACGCTTGATATATAACTGATAAGAATAAAACATTCTCTGAATTTTTAAAAGCTTTTGACTGTAGTTTTAATATATTATTTAAATCTTGTAGGTTCATTTTCAAACTCTTGTACTGGCCTATAGAACTTACCGCCTACATAATTATTGTAGTATGCTGATTCATCTGTACCTTCCAAGGTCGAAGATAAAACATTATACTTCATCTGGTAGTATAGTTCATAGTACTTCAGACTTCTTTTGTTTTTAAACTCTGCTATTATCTCAAACTTAAAACTTCTTTTACCTAGCTTCTTGATATCTTCCAACAACAACTTAGAGGAACCCATGTAGATAACCCAATTGGATTCTCTCTTGGAGCTACCCTTCTTTCTCTTCACCGGATGCCAATACTGTTTGCAGCCCACATAAGCCCTGCCCGTCTTCTTGTTTGTAATAAGATAGACAAACCCAAAGTGACTAGTAGGGTCAGGCTTCTTGTGGTACTTCCAGTGCATACTTAATTAATTATTTCTTCAACATCAGGTATTTTTGCAACTTGTACCAAGTACCTGTTACCATTTGAATACTTAAAAGTCCTAATACCTTTACCTTGGTTAGCATCAGACCAACATAAAGTTTTATGTCTACAATAAACACAACCAATAGGAAGCTTATAATTACCAGACTTCCCATCAGGTACAGAATCATAACACCTATTAGGTATGCTACTTCTTGCCACAATATTTTTGAGAAACTTAACCCTTTTGCTAGCATTAATCATCTCCATTGCATGAACCGGTGTCAAGCAAATCTTACCAGTAGATTTATCTATAACAAGGAAGGCTGCTTTATCTATATCATTGGCTTGAGCATAAGCAGATATCTGTGCTATATATCCAAAGGGATCATCTTCAGCTATTGTATTGGACTCAAACTTTTTAAAACTAAATCCTGAAGCAGACTTACAATCAACCAGAACACCATCAATAACTGCATCCTGATGTCCCAGTACCCCTTCCACTGAGACTTCTTTCTGTTGTGCCTCTACAGTATGACCAGCTACGGATGCACAAAGTAATAAAAGTTCTTCAAGAATATATCCATATAGAAATTTAATACGTGTACTTGGTGGTAGCTGTTCTTCTGTTGCTTCTGTATTAACATCATACCATATCTGTCTATTGGGTTTACCTATTGCAGACAGTCTTAGATTGCCGCTGTCTCTTGGTTTGCTATACATAAATTCTTTGATATGAACTTTAAGCATATCACCAAACTTATCTATAAGTTCATCTACTTCTTTCTCATCCCTCTCTATAGGAGTAAGATTAAAAAGATCGTAGATATCTTTTACTAATGTTTCAATTTTTTTCATAATAAAATGAGGGTGCTACACGCACAATTTACAAAAAATGCAGCACCCTCATCCTTACCTAGTTACCAAATGGGATATCGTCTGATGCAAATTGTTCTGCGGCTTCATTAACATAGCCTCCTTCAACAACATCAAATCCTTTATCCCCGTACTCAACTAACTCAACTACTTGAACTGCTGCAAGATCAGCCGATTTACCTGACTTACCTGCATAGCTCCACTCAAAGGGAAGGGCCTTTACCGTTACCACACTACCATTCCCGATAAGTTTCTTATCCCAAGGATTATTTTGGGAATCTACTACCGTAGGTGCTTGACGTGGGCCATTCTTGCCTTGCACCTTACGTTTGAACGTGACAAACTCACCACGATCATCATCTTTATTACGTATTGTTAGCCCTGCTTCTTCGACTAAAGCTTTACTGTCTTTATCAAGGCAAAGATCAACTTGCCAAGCTGGTTCAAACGTACTATTAGGTTCAATCACTGAGGCCCAATAGCATTTACCAGTTAAATATAAAGGTTGAATAGGCATATTAAAAGTATCCTTTGTGTTTAGTGCTACACTATCGTAGCTGTTGATATTCATCTACTACTTCAACACAACTAGTATAAACTATCTAATTGATGTTGTCAACTAATTAATGTGTATCAGCCCATGTTTTTCCAACTTTATAATCACAGTCTAATTCACATTTCATTTTCAATGTCTTTGCTGTCTGTGTCATTGCCTCCTTTGTTAGTTTACAAAATCTTTCTATATCAGGTATAACTACCTCAAATTGATATTCATCATGTATTGAGGCAACCAATCTGACATTTAATTTAGCTTTAATAACTCGCTCCATAATGTGAACAAGCCATTGCTTACATACTATAGCACCAGCACCCTGAAGTAAAGTGTTAAGTGCTGCATGTTCTGATCTAATGTGTAGTAACCTACCATCAAGAGCCGGTATTGTACCATTGGCTGACCACATAGCTACATTTTCTCTTAATCTTTTTAAGGCTGGCATATTATTTAAGAACTTAGTTATTAGTTGTTGTCCTTTTTTGGGACCACCACCAACTATCTTGCCAATCTTAGTTGCACCTGCGCCATAAAGAAAGGCATAGATAAAAGTCTTGGCTTGATCTCTGGTCTGTAGTCCTGCTGCTTCTTGATTAGCTGTGTGTATATCACCTCTAAGAACTTCATTAATAAAAACAGGGTCTAAAATTTCAGTACATTTAGGATCATTCATATAATGTGCCAAGCATCTTAGTTCAAGACCGCTGGCATCTACACCTACCAAGCGATATTTAGAAACATCATCAACCGTCCAGAGTCCCCGACATTCTCTGCCATAAGGACTATAGACAGCGGGAACTTGTGCCATATTAGGTGCTGCATGAGCCATCCTTCCAGTTATAGTACGAAGTGTCATTACTTTACCACGTACACGGTTATCTTCTTCGCAAGCCATGATCCATGACTTTATTAATCCAGTACGTTTTTGTAATAAAAAGTACCTGCTAAACATTTTAGCTTCGGGCATATCAAT